AATTGCTAACCGACGAAGAATTTTACAAGAATGAGTATTATAGATTATTAGAAAAGTCGGCTGTTTATTCTCTAGACTATGGACTACAAAGCATAAACAAAGTACTAGAAAAGCTTTACGGGTAATCGGGATATTCCCGATTACCACAATGGGACTAAACTCCCACACGTTTTGACTACGTATTAGTCAAGGAATGCTATTTTAAGGGACACGGAGTAGATAACCAGGAAGTGCGACTCAATGCGCGCACACGTTAGAGTAAATTTGTCGGGGGACAAACCAATCTAACACTTAACTCGAATTACTAGAGGAGGAGAGTCTATGAACAAATTTTCCGAAATGACTCAAGAGACCTTCGACTCGGCTGTTAAGGCTGAGGTCGAAAAGCAGCTATCCTCCAGAGAAGAGGCAGAGGCTCGCCGAGAGGCTGAAGAAGCTCTCAAGGAAGCCCGCGAGACTTTTGAGACCTTGAAAGCATCGTTAGAGGCAAAAGATGCTAAAATCAAGGAATACGAAAAAGTCCTTGCTGATCTCGATCTCGACCCAACCGTGGCGGAAGTCGCGGCGAACGAAAAGATCGTAGAGCTTGAAGCTGCTGTAAATACTGAGAAGCATCGCGCAGATATTGCTGAGGCTGCTCTTGAAACCCTCGCCCGAGAAGAGGATGCCGCTACTCGAATGGATGAACTCGAGGAAGCCGGTGTTGCTTTAGAGGACGAAGCGGCGGAAGCGCAGTACGCCAAGATTCGCGAGATGTCTGACGAAGAGTTCGCATCTTACAAGAGTGAACTCGTTGCTCTAAAGAGCAAGTATGCTCCCGCTTCTGAAGAAGCTGGCGAAGAAGACAAACTGGAGGTTTCTGAGCTTTCTAACGAAGAAATTAAGTTAATCGCTCAGTCCCTTGGTTGCGATCCGTCTGATAGCAAGTGCATTGATCTCGTCCGCGAAGTAGCGGAAAAGATGTCCGAAGTCTCCAAGAAGCGAAAGATGAAGATGAAGAAGTCCCAAAAGGATGACGACAACGACGCTGATAAGGAAGACGATATGGACGAAGACGATGAGAAGGACGATAAGGAAAAGGGATCCAATAAGGAAACTGCTTCTGCAAAGACCCTCTCTCTCGGAGATGCTATTGCGAAGTCTATGGATCAGGAAATTCGGCCGACCGCCGGTCTGACCGAAGAACTTACCCAAGCATGGGAGAAAGTCTACGCTGATAAGCGTGACGCTAAGAAATCCTAATAAGGAGGTAATCACCCATGGTGTTCATTCCACGAGACCCTGTTGTGCAGAACCAGTTCCTTACGCACGATTCTAGTGCGGGATCTACTCTGACTGCAGGTGCTGTTGTTTATCTTTCCGGCAATGAACTTGTTGCGGTTGTTACTGGTACTAACACTACCCCTTACGGTTTCGTAATGCAGAACGTTAAGGCTGAGTCTTCTGCTCACCCCACCGGTTTCCGACTCCCAGGCGATCTTGGTAGTTCGGACGCATTCACCGGTGACCCGGTTGCTGTTGCTCACCTCGGTCTGTATGACACGACCTATTACAACACCGCTGTTACTTACACTGCTGGCGGCAAGCTCCAGACTGCTGCTGCTGGTAAAGTTACCCCGTCTGGTTCTAGCAACGTGAACAACGATATCGTTGCCGTTTGCCAGAATACCCTATCGACTGCAGATGTTGCAGCCGGTGCGAAGCTTAGAATTAAGCTTCTAATCTAACCCAAAGGAGGTATCCATCACAATGGATAAGGCAAAACTCGCAGAAATTTTTAAAGCGACTGCGGCTATCGATACCCCCGAGGGTATGGCAGCCTATAAGGCTTTTGCCCAGGCGCTGACGGTTCCTATCCTTCAGCAAATCCGAGACGCTTCCATCATGAGACAGCTTTTCGCGGTGGAACGCTTGGCGCCCGGTGCGCAAGCCGTCTATCCAGTCGCCGATGACTTCGAGGTACCGGTATTTGTTCTACCGGGTCTCGGATACATCGCGCAGAACTTCGTAGAAGGTGTAGGTGAGGAAGTGTACGTTCCCACTTTCTCCATTTCCGTTTCGGCGGATTGGAAAGTAACCTATGCCCGCGATTCCCGCATCGACATCCCCGAAAGGGCTGCTCGCAACGCGGCTCGCGCGATTGCGGACTTTGAGGAAGAGTCTGGTTGGAGAGTTATCGTGCCTGGTGCGACGACTAACTTCTCTGGTCAGGGTCTACTCTCTGCTCGTAATGCTCCGATTTATCAGGTTCCGTCCGGTTCTACCGGCGAGAAGTTCCTATCTAAGGAACTTATTAACCTAATGCTAGTCGGCATGAAGAGACAGCGCCGATCCCTCACGGATCTGTACATCTCTCCTGAAGACGCGGCAGACATTCGCGAATGGACCCACACCGAAATCGATCCTATCACCCGCCGAGAGATTTTCACTGCGGCTGGTATGGGTAAGGTATGGAACATCAATCTCCACGAGGTGTTCCAGCTCGGTTCTACTGGTCGATTCAACATCAACTCCAACACCACTACTTTCGGTGTGTTCCAGGTAAATGGTTCTGGTAACTTCAATAACTATCACCCGACCCACCTGAACTCTGTTGATGCGAATGGAAACCTCACGACTGCAGGTGAGACCCAGATCTTTGGGTTCGACCTATCCGTCAACGACTCGCTCGTAATGCCTGTTCGTAAAGAATACGAAGCGCACGACGATCCGACCCTACTCCGCCAGCAGAAGCAAGGCTTCTTTGGTTGGGAAGAAGTTGGTTTCGCGTTGCTCGACTCTCGTATGGTTTCGATGGGCGTTATCGACCGGAGCTAATTTATTTAAATCCCACTGCGGGTAGGGCTTCGGTCCTTCCCGTTTTGGGAACAAGAGTATTACCAAATTTATGAACCCCAGGAGGAAAAGATGGCTGTTCAATACTTGGTAGTAGTTAGCGGCACCCCAATGAGCCAGGCGGATCTAAATACATTAGGTTCTTCTAGCTGGCAGCTAATTCAGATTATTGAGCCCGAAGAAGGTCTAACTTTTTATCACGTCTTCTCCAAGTAAAGAGAAACAAAAATGTCTAAACCTGATCTGGTTGGAGTCCTGGTAAATACTAGTGGAACCCTTTTTAGGGACACTGGTCGTTCGTCTAATCAAGATCCTATAACTCTTAGCGGCGTAGGTGGCGGAGGAGCTACTACATTCCTGGAGTTAACAGATACTCCTGATGATTATTCTCTTTTTCCTGATGACTATGTTAAGGTTAATAGGGATGGTGATGCTTTAGAGTTTGGAGAATTAACTACGGGAGTCCTAACTGACTGGGCTCCGTTCTCAGAACAAATTCTATTTTTTAGCGGTGATAACCAGAGAGTTGAATCTATACCCGACAGGTCTCTTGCTGCGCAGTTTCCCGAAAACATAACTAGTAGCCACACAAGTACGACTATTGTTGATCCAGATAGTGGAAAATGTGTGAAGTTGATAACTTCTGATGGTTCAGGAAATGCTCTTCAGGTAGTAGAACTAGAAGATGTGGGCGGAGGAAAGCCTGGAACTAGGAATTATGTAGAGTTTACATCCAAAGCAAATGTGTCAGATACGATTTCTCTTACTGGGTCGTTCGCAATTATAACTTTAGCTTCGGGCACAGGTTCTAGATCTGTTGTTGGTATCGATAATTTTACTCTCACTTCACAGGGAGCGTGGGTGCTACTAGAGTGGAGGGAATTGATGTGGTCTTTGATAGATCATAGCGCCAGTGGGGTTACAATCAACCTGACGTAGCAGATTTTTGATCAACGCCAAGGGTCGGTAATCCCGGGCAAGGAAAGGTCTCCCCGCCTTCCTAACCGACCCTTGGCCCAAGTTCATAGAAAGGAAGAACAATGTTTCTGAAACTATTTATCCTGATTCTTTTGACCGAAACTCTTGTGGAATTGGCTATTAAGTCTCAGATCTTCAAGCCGCTGAGAGATAAACTTTCCTCTCTTTCCCCGTGGTTGCATGAGCTTCTTCATTGTGGATACTGCTTTTCCGTATGGACATCCGCGTCGCTCTGCCTCCTGTTTGGAGGATTACAATTGTCTGGGATTTGGTGGATGGATTGGGGCATCACCGCTTTGATGGTGCATCGCCTATCTAACTACCTACATAATTTCAATGATAAGTGGTTGGATAAGTATTACGATACAAGGTATGTGAATACACCGAAGGATTAAGGAAAGGAGATTTAAGTGGAAGAAAAGGAATTTAACGAGCCCGGATTCGTGGTTAATGAAAGTGGTTCAGGTGTCTTTAAACTTCAGCGACAACTTCCTCCAGGGTCTAAACTAAAGTTTTCTGACGCATTCAAGGTGCTGGGAAAACAGAGTGGTCAAGATGGAAAAGACTTTGTAAAGTGGTTAAGAGAGACCACATTTCCTGGACCTGATTGGGGCTTTTATTCGGCGGAAGGAAAGCCTTTCTTTTCGGATAGCAAGAAATCGTCTAATAAAGATGTTGCTCCCCAGGCGCCCGAGGTGGTGGAAGATCAGGCACCCGGCGCCGGGAAAACTATCCGAGGTAAGGATAAGAAGGGGGCTAAGAAGGGTGTAGAAATTACTCCCACCCTTATTCTAGAGACCCCGTACGAACAGGCTGAAGCCATTATTGATTCCTGTAGAGATAAGAACGTACTTCGCAAAGCGCTTACGCTTTCCCAGTATCTGGCAAATAAAGGCGAACACACTAGACGCCTGATGCGGAGGCTGGAACAAGTATAAGGAGGCAGAATAAACATGACGTCGGTTCTTCAACCTGACATAGTGTCCATTATTCACGGTCTTCTTACTATATCGGTCTTATCAGTTGATGATGTACAGAGTATTTTTGATCAGCTGCTTATTTGGAGGGCTCCAGAAGCCAACGGCACGTATGTGCAGATAGACACCATAACCTTGGATGGATCAAGTTCTTATTCTTATCTTGATCTGTCTACTTCTCCGTCTTATTGCTACAAGGTCCAGTTCTATAATTCTGGATCCATGGTAAGCAGTGTCTTTTCTGAAATTGCGCAGGAATCTGGTACCTTCAATACTTACTCTATCCCAGTTAATTCTGCCACTTACCCACCCGAACTTGCTCTCTCTGACAATGATAGAGAGATCATTGAGTCTATTCGTGTAGCCATCGGAGACATGGGTGAGATTAATATTGATCAGTTTGATTCTTCCGATCCCAACTCTGCTTATGTATGTGCCGAACACATTTCTGCTGATCGTCTTACTTGGACTCTTAGCGAGGAACGAGGTTGGCCGCAGAGGGTAATTCTTAACGGTACCGATAAGACTTCCATATCTGATCCCAAGGTTTTAGGTTATAGATATCTTACTTTTGCGGGAACGACTCCTGTAATCACGGGAACTTTAACCGTTTGGTATAATAGCTTCCGCTTCTCGGATCATGAGATCCTTCTAGCATACGACAGAGCCAATAACTTATTGGTATTCTGCCCCTTACCTCCACAAGCTATAACTACAGAAATGAGAGTTATGCAGGCTACCATTTTGCTATTGGAAGGTGAGATTAGAAACATTCGTGCTACCAGTATTGGAAAGATTGTAGATGGAGATACATCTTACGATAATTCAGGCTTAATACAATCCCGAACGGAGGACCTAAAGGACATCCAGACCAAACTACGTGAACTTATTAATTGCACCAAGTGGGAAATCTCTCTACATCTGGATCCCATTAGAGTGGTCTTCTAATGACCAAGAAAATAATAACCAAGAATATAAAGAGAGACTTTAAACGAAATATCCAGCAGCTGGTAAGAGATCTGTCCCAGCCTTTCGTTATTATTCAGGAAAGCCCCATGTTCGTAGACTGCCCTAATTGTATTTGGGACTCTATTAACAAGAAGTCTGCTAACATTTTTGATGCTTCTTTCACGTCCCCCGAAACAATTTTTGTGGGAACTGATCAGCAACGAACCATCACACCTGTCCCTTTTGATTCTGGTCGTTGTCCGGTGTGCATTGGAGAAGGTCAGCTCTTTACTACCAAGGAATTAACTATTCCCGCCATGATTAACTACGTTTCTTCCTGGCGTTTCGGTAGCGAATATTACGATCTTCCGGTAGGTAAGGAAGGTGTTAACTTTGCTATTGTTAAAACTCTATCCTGCTACTACGAACTTTTAGCCCAGAACAGCATATTCATTATCCACAATCGTATTAAGGTTGAGAAGTTTAAGCCTCCTTTCGTACGAGGTATCGGTGGAGAGGACGCTGTGGTTCAGATGGCTGTCCAGACCGTAGAGGCAGGAGAGCAAACTACCGGTAAATTTGACGGCTTGCTTGATCCGCTCAGTAGAGATAACGTTGATCATCGCCGCAAGATTAAGGGTCCTACCGCTACCAGAATTCTAACGGGAAGAAATAGAGGTCAGGGTGGTTAATGACCGCTACGCTAAAGCTCAAGATTGATTCAGATAAGTTAAAAAGAATTCTTGGTAAGAAGATAAATCTTGTGCAGGACAATATAGCCTCCGTTCTTAAGAATGAAGCTATTCCTGATTTGATTAATCGCATTATGATTGGCTTTGATGGATTAGTTTCCCGAGCGGAGATGCTTCCCGAGGACCCCACTAATCCTGCCCACTGGCGGCAAGAGTTCCTAAACAAGCTTAAGCAGGATATGAATCAGACGTTTAGTGTTAGTGGAAATAGGATAATGGTAAAGTTGGGGGAAAAGAAGTTTCTGGGCTACGATCCTTCTGGTCCATCGAATGATAATACCCCGCTTCGTTGGATGGTGTTTTATATAGAGGGTTTGGCTGGAGACTGGGCTTTCATAAGTCCCGAAACTTATGAAACCTTTCGTAAGAAAGGTAGATATGATCACGAGAAGTGGGGTCGTTTCGGGGAAGGATTTATGATTTCCCGGGAAGATTTTTTTAAGGAGGGATGGAACGAAATCATCTCCTTTGACCAAGTCCGTCATCCCTTTTCAGGATACTCTCCGGTAGACATTTTTACCGAGGCTTTGAATGAGTGGAAGTTAAAGCCATTCGTTGACAAAGCAATCAAAGCGGCAGTGGAGGGGCGAAAGCTATGACTGCTACTTTAATGAAAATGGAGGACATGTCCTTGATCCATTGGATTAAGGAAGCCCTTCTGCCGCTTAAATGGGTAGAAAAAGTAAATAACTGCCCGCTAGTTTATAGTAATAACAGAGCCAGATATGAGGCTCAGATTATTTGGCTGCCTAACTTCTTGGATGAAGGAAGAGGTTGGGTTTATTTTGATAACGTGGATCCAACTTTGTGCGTATTTTTTACTATGCCGCACACGGAACAGACTACGAGGATCTCGGTATATAATGAGGTTGGGGGTCTTATTTCCCCAACCCACTATACCATCAATTATAGGGATGGAGCCATTTTAGTGAATGGTGGAGGTCTTACGACTCCAGATGGAACACCGACAACGGTGAACTTTACCCAGCACTATGTCTCCGTAATGGACGGATGGCCTGGAACCGAGCCGCCCGACGCCCCTATAATTGCGATACAAACGGAGAATTTCGACAAACAGCCCTTCCAGCTTGGAGGGGGCAGGAAGGCTGTTCGTCGGTACTCCATTCATATTTTTGCTACTTCTAGTTCTGAAAGAGATGATTTGACTGAGTTCCTGTACGATGCAATGTTCAACCGTCATATCCCAGTTATAGATTACCGTTCTGGTGAGCCGCTTAATTACGATGGAACGTTTAATACTACTACTTATTCTGGTACTACGTTAGTGATGAATGACAATGATGACGCGTTATTCTACTTCCGTGATGTACGAGCAGAGTATATAAACGCCAGACCGGACTGGAGTGATTTAAATAGATGGCGTTCTAGAATTACCTTCACGGTAGAATCTTACCGAGATGGATTAGACTTTAACGCTTTGCTTTAAACCGGCAGCAGAAGCTGCCAGGTACGGAATAGGCAATTCCTCCAAAGTAAGCCTCACTTTGGACAGGTTACCCGGATTCTATTCCCCCACCGATGTAACCATGAAATTCAAACAAGGAGGAAAGACCTGAAATGGCACGACGTAACCGAATCATATACCCAAGCAATTCGGTTTGGGCAAATGGTCAGGTTCTATACCGTGTTCAGACGTTTGGTTCTACCACTACGTTTAACACTGTTGACGTATTCGAACTTGGTCAGTTGAACCTCATCGACGTTGTCGATGACTCCCCGACTGTCGCCGTGACCCTGGAGACAACTGAGTTCGGCTCTCTCTCCAACCTCTATGCTCTTGCCAACGTTGAGCAGGATGACGTTCTTGATCACTCTGCAACCAGCGTTAGCGGACATCTCACTGTTGTGAGCGGTTTTGGAGATAGTGCTGTAAACATTGCCTACTATCACGGTATAACCCTTACCGACTTTGGACTTTCCGCGGTTTGCGGTAACTCCTCTGTTGAAGTTTGGGCTCCGATCCAGGACGAGTGCTCCCTTGGTACCTTTGCTGACAATATTTCTCAGACTATGTTCCTGCCTCGAGTGTTCATTAACTCGATTAACTGGGCATACTCTGCAGGTGCCAACGCTACCGAAAACTTCGGTGGTGAAACGGACTCCAAGTTCTGGTTCGTGAATGATGGTAGATTTATTTCTAACGAAGAATTCGTCTATACCTCCGCCGCCGGCGGCACAGATCCTGAC